TGTTCCCATGTTTCCTACATCAAACATTGTTGATGTTGATACACCGATAGCGTGTTTATCTTCGTTAGTAGTAGTGAATTGAGCAACTCCATTCACTGCATCAGAATCCAATGCAACAATTCCTGAGTCTGTTTCTGCTAATCCATCACCGATAACTCTGAGTGAACCGATGTTTCCGAAAGCGTTAGTTAACGCTATAGGAACTTCAGCCCCTACAAAGTCTTCAAATATTTCAATCTTTCCTATAGGCCCTTGTACTGTAGCCATTTATTTCTCCTCGAGCTTTAGCTCTAATCTTCTTATTCGCTTCCTGTAGGGAGCGATTACTTCATTTATGTGTCCTGTTTTACGAGGGATACAAGCCAGGTTCTCTAGCCTGTTATCCCTCATATTGCCGTTCAGGTTATGAACGACCCACCCCTTTGGAATTGGCCCATGTTTCTCTGACCAAATCCTTCTTCTTTCATTCATTAGCTAGTTGGTGCTGTTGCGTCTGCAATAACCTCATATAGCCAGTTACCACTGCTTCTTTCACCATAGGCAAATTCATCGTAGTGATACATTGCTGTAGCTCCACCACCAAGTTCAGGTAATCGCTTAGTCTCGATATAAGGTGATCTACCCTCTACCAGAACTAAAGCCATCATTGAGAAAACTCCACCTTTAGCATCGTCAGAAGAGTCGATAGTTAGGTTTCCATCTTCGTAAAGTCTTGCACCTGCGATTGTGCCTCTGTATCGGTTTTGGTAAGCCTCGACAGATACACCTGCTGTTAGAGGTGCGCCACCTGTTTGGTCAATTGCAGCAGCGATTAATTCATCATCGATGTCTTTCAACTGAAAGCCATGGAAGACTGCATTTATTGGTGATCCTGCAGGAGCTGGTTCTGTTGTGTTAGAAGTAATCCTGTAAGCTGCAGCAGCAATTTCACCTGAGTCCAAAGCGTTTCCTGCAGCACCAAGAGCTGTAGTAGCTCCATCTATTGCTGTAAGTCCGTCTTGGTCTTTCTTTCTTTCAATAGCGTTCTGTGCCAATGACCCTGTTTGGGCATAAGCATTACTGCTAATTCGTAGTGCAACCCTGTCGGTGATAACTGTATGTACACCTATAACAGTTGGAGTAATACTAAAAAGTGTGTCTTCCATTTGTTGTGGGTTGTCTAATTCTGTGTTTTCAGAAACTGCCTGAGCTGAGAGTTTAGCCATGCTAACCTCATTCCAAACAGTACCTGTGTTTTCGTCTAACCTTTGTCGGTCAACAAGGTTAGGCATTACTCCTGCGA